ACAATAGCTTGTGCTTCTTCTTTTGTTTTAAGTGTTCCGCCAACTTTAGAAATCCATTGATCGCCAAAGATATTGTCTGAAACAACCCAAACATTACCAGGATGACCTGCAAGATACATCTGTTTTCTTTCTTCGTGAGTAAAGAAATTTTTACCCCAGTTTTCTTTAACAGTATATTTGTATGCCATAGTTTCCTCCTTTTAATTGTTTATACATCATTTTTTTAACTTGTTGTAACCTTTTTAAGTGTGTGTGTTACTGTCCATTCTTCTGTAACATTAACTGCTGGATTTCCTCCTCCAAAATATAAAGCAGAACCAGAATTTGATATATTTTGTGCTTCTCCTCCACCTCCTCTTGCTGTTGCTAAATCTGCTACTTCAGTCCATGCTGACCCATTCCAAGACTCTGTTAAAGCTGATTTTGCAGCAGGTGGCGTTGATATTATTCTACCACCAAAAATTAAACCCTCTGTTGTTGAACCACTTCCTGCAACTTGAAACCTAGCAGTATTGTTTTCAGCTATTTCAGTCCAAGCAGAGCCGTTCCAAGATTCTACATTGTTGACTTGAGGATAGCTTCCATCAACAGCCAACGCTGCAGTAGATGTAGTTCCAATAGAAGCCATTGCGTTTCTTCCAGTATTTAAATCACCCACTTCTGTCCAACTTGATCCATTCCAAGTTTCTGCTAAAGCTGATTGACCTGGATTTCCTCCAAAAGCTACAGAAGCCGTAGTAGTGCCAGTTCCTCCCATATTTTGTCTTGCAGTATTTAATTCATTTACTTCAGTCCAACTTGATCCGTTCCAAGTTTCTGTTTGATCAGTTGCAGCCGGGGCTGGAGTGTTTCCTCCAATAGCTAATGCAGCAGTAGAAGTTCCTGTTGCTTTAACTAAATATTTTGCTACATTAAGATCACCCACTTCAGTCCAACTAGAACCATCATATGACTCAACATTTGCCACTCTTGTTGTTGTATATCCAGCTACCATTAAAGCTGCTTCTGCATTTGCTCCTGCTCCTGTGCTATCTTCTCTACCAGTATTTAAAGAACCGCCAGATGCCCAAGCTCCTACACCTAAAGTTTGATATTTAAATTGTCCATCAGAAGAATTGTAATATAATTGTCCTTCCCAAGCTGATGGGTATGCTGCTGGAGGATCGCTACTGTAGGTCTTAACAGCTTGACCTCCAATTTTTTTGTAAGTAGCCATTACTTATCTTTTAATAGCCAACCTTGTGTATCGTCTGAAAAAACTAATGTGAACGCAGCTCGTTCTGTTGCAACAGTTAAATTTTCAGCAACACCCATAATTGGTTTGCCATTCCTTCCAACAGTTAAATTGTTAGTATCAAAAGTTCCTGCATAATCAACGAGAGTAACTTCATCTCCTATACTTGGAGAAGCAGGAAGTGTTGCTGTAAAAGCTGCTGATGTTGTATTGCAAATATATCCTTCTCCTGCTGCTGCTGTAAATCCTGTTGTTTTAAGTGCCTGCCAAGATGTTCCGCCACCTGATGCTTCTGCCCAAGATAAAACACCTGCTGTTGTAGATTTTAAAACATAATCATTACCAGCAGCTACTGCTGTTGGTAAAGTCATTGTATAAGAAGTTGCTACGTTTGGTGCTTTAATTGCAACATAGTTTGAACCATCATCTGTATCTTCTGTAATTTTTATTGTTCCAGCTTGTGTAGAATTTCCTGCAACATGAAATGTTCCTGAACCATTTGGATTAACAGTTACATCTCCATTAGCTGCATCTGTAATTGTAATGTTGCTAGAATTTGTACCTTTGTTTGTATCTAAAACTAAATCAAAAGCACCAGATGATGTTAAAGTTGCTGCCGCAGCACCAGTTCCAAAAATAGTTTCTCCTGTACCTTTTGGTTTAATATGAAGATCAACATTTGTTTCTCCACTTGCTCCTAAAATTGGGCCATTACCTGTTGCTCCATTTGTAATTTCTAATTCATTAACTGCTGAACCTGTTGTTTGAAATATTATTTGTTCGTTGCCATTTTCATCGGCAATATAATGTGCATCGTCTATTAAAATGTTATGTGAGTTGGTATCTAAATTTCCGCCTAATTGTGGTGTGGAATCTCCACTTAATTCTGTTGTAACTGATGAGTCTATAAAATCTACTGTGTTTGCAGTAGTATTAACATTACATAAAGTAATACTGTCTGAACCATCATAATATTTAAGTGTGTGTGTTCCTGCTGAACTAGAATCGACCCATATACTTCCAGCAGCTAAACTTGCTGGAGCAGAAGTGCCTAAATGTGATGTGTTAATTGCACCAAGAATATTATTTAATTCGCTTCTAAAAGCTGAAAATCCTTGATTGGCTAATGATACATCTGATACTTGACTCATAAATTTTACCTATTTGTTAAATATTTATAATATTTAGTTATACCTTTCAAGTCGCAGCACTAACTCTTTAAACCATATCCTTTAGCGACATAATCAAAAGTTCTATTTTGTGCGGCCGCAGAACTATTATAAAAAGTAATAGTAAATCCTGTCTTTGTTTTGCTAGTAATAACGTAATAATCTCCAGTAGCCATATTTTGAGCAGCTATACCTACTGCTGGAGAAGCATAAAAAGCATTGGTGTATGTTATTGCTTTAGCACCAGCACCACTCGCTATATCTTCTCCACTTTCTAATCTTTTTTCTAATACTAATTTAATCTGCATTTTACTTACTTCAGGTCTAGCTTTATTATCATCGCTTGTTAATTTTAATCTAAATTTAAAATATCTTCCTTTAATAGTAGATTGTTGAGATATATCTTGATAACTAGAAATTGCACCTAAAGAACTTTCGCTTGAACCTATTTGAAGAAAAGCATTACATTTTGTTCCAGATGATCCATCAAAAGGGCCAGGTGCATCATCAAATGTACTTGCACCTCTACCAGAATCAAATAAATCGTATAAGTCATTAGCTATCATATCAATAGTTGCTTGAAAGGTTGCATCATAAACTGCGTCTAACGATATTTCATTTGAACCAATATATGTTCCTGATGATTCTATATTTGCTTGATAATAACTAGGATTAGAAGTTGAGTCAGTTCCTCCTAAATCAAAATCTCCTTCTGCTGAATCAAAATTGCCAACAGTTGAATCGAATAAAGTTATTGTATCTAAAGTAGCTATATCGTCATTATCAGAGTCCATAGCTTTAACGCAATCTCCATCAAACGTACCATTCCAAGTTTGTGCTGTTACAGCACTAGCAGATTCTTCATTAATAGTAGAAATAGGTGTAGAATAATGTTCTAATCCTGAAATGTTACTATAAATAATAGTTTCATTATCTGATTCGTTTCCTAATTTATCAACTGCTTTAATTAGAAATGCACCAGTACGAGCATTAATTGTTACATTATTAGATTTTCTTCTTACGACTTGCGTTAAGTTTGTTGAAGCCGCCCAACTAGCACCACTTGTTACGTCTTGGTATCGAATTGAATAGTAAGATACATCTAAATCTGCCACAGGTTCCCAAGATAATTGCATTGAATCTGATCCAATCATTGATACTGATAAATTAGAGACATCTCCTGGAGTTTCAGTTGCACCTACTATGGTTCTTGTAGCTGTTGTATAACCTGACGAAACTCCTAAACTATTAATTGCCTTTACTCGAACTGAATACTCTATGCCATCAACTACGTTTAATTGATGATAATTTAATACTGTACCTTTTGCGATAACTTTATAATCACTTTCAGAAGTTTTTTTAGTTTCAATTTGATAGTATTGAACAAATTTATCGGTACTTGCACCAACTACTATATTAAGTCTTGTCAATACTACTCCATCCGAATATTCAATTAATTCATCAGTTAATGTTACACTCGCAGGAGCAGTAACAGAAAAAGGATTAGGTAAAGTAGTATCTGGTATTGTAGCCGCTTGTGTCTTTGTTGCCCAAGTATAAAATGCCGCTTGATATTCTGTTAATTGTAATTCAACAGTTAAATCAGAATTAACTTGCATACCTTGTATTCTAAATGTTTTTGCAGAAAAACTTGGTGTTGAGTGAGTTACATTTACTAATTCCCCTACCATTAAATCTAATCCTGTTGCATCGCATCTTAAAGCAACATTCATATTATTTCTGCTTCTTCTACAAATTACTTCTGCTATTTCTTCTGCTTGGTAAATACTTGTGATAGTAGGAAAATCAAATCTGCCTTCCTGTAAAAAACCACCATCAGCAGTTTTCATTGTTGCGTGTTGATCTGCACTTGTTAAACCTGAATCGTCCACAGGCGGCCATTGTATTTCGTCTGCTTGATAATTTTTATCAGGATTAACAAAGGTAACTATAACTCTATTAAATCTATCATTTCTTGTTAAACTTGAAACTTTAATTCCACCTAAAATATTATCTTCTGTTAATGAAATACTAGCACTCCCAGTTGATTCAGCTAAAACTTTATATTCTCCATTTGCATAATTTAAGTATCCTCTAAAACCAGAAACTAATTGTTTTAAATTATCAATACATTTTTTTTTAGTATCTAAAACATAATTCATATCTAGTAAATCAATAGCACTTGCTGATCCATAAGGAGTAACATCTGTATCGCAAACATCTGCGGCAGTTTGCCAATCAGCATAATCTCCATCAAAATAACTATTAGCAATTCCTAATCCAAATCTTGTGTTTCTCATATAGTCTAAAGTACAAAGAACAGGATTATCAGACCATGCCCAAGTTGAAGCTGTATCTTCTCTATGAGAACCTGAACCACCTGTTTTAGTTCCATCTAAATTAGGATCATAAACTTTACGACCTTTTATAAGTGCTTTAACATCTGGAATACCCATAAAACAATCTTGATGCCATTTAAACTTTAAAGCTAAATAACTAACTCCCCTTAAACGATGGTTTGAAGTCCAAGACGATAAAGCACCAACTGTTGTATTATAAGTTTGGTCATCTCTACCATCATACCAAGTTACTGATATTTTAGAATCACTATCTTTATAAAAATTTGAATCTCCACTTCCTACTGTTCTTTCAGTTCCGTGTGTTAAAGAACCTGACCAAGTAACTTCTTTATCATCAATATAAATTTTTTCGCAAGACTCAACTCCACCTTCACATAAAGCAAAAATCATATAAAGAAATTCATTGTCGGTTCCTGAAGTTTCCATAAAAACTCCAACACCACCTACTTTTCTTTGTCCATAAATAACTGGTAAAGGTGCGTTTGATGAAGTTTTATTTACTAATACACCTTTTGCCGCTTGTTCTGGAATAGTGTCCATATTTGGCGTATCTGGTGTTTCTGGTTTTTTTAACCAACTTATTACTTGAATACCTACTGATATAGCTGAAATCCAAGCAGAATATTTTTGAAAGAATTTAACATAAGGTGCAACAACTTTAGCAGCAGGTGCTATAAAACTTGTTACTGAATTCCAAGCACTACTTATGCTAAAAAATGATTTTATTCCTGTTGGATTAATAGGTTTATTAGCACCACCTAAACTTTTTAATATTTTTTCTTCGTTTTTATTTATATAGACAATATATTCACCTTTAGGTGCATACTTGTTTAATATTTTTTTTGCCCAATATATTTTTAATCGTTTAAAAAACATTATGCTCTACCCCATTTAATATCTCTAATTGTTAAAGCTGAAAATTCAAAACCTTTATCTCCTGAAAAATGTCTTTGTTGAGAAGTATCAGCAGTAGTTCTGCCATTTATCTTTTCAAAATTACCAAAATGATTTGTTGCTGATATTGATAAACTAGCATTAGTTCCAGCATCGTTAATTTGAAAATCTGATAAATTACCATGAAATAATAAAAATGGATCGGCAATAGCAGCAGTACCACTTATTACTGCTCTATAAACTTTTATATCAACACCTAAAACATCATTATTTAAAACAGTTGAAATTAAAGATTGATCTACCCCACTAAACATTAAATCAATACTATTTTTAATAGGAGTATTAGATTCAGGAACATTTCCAACTCCTAATAAGGTTCCATCTGCGTTATAAGTTTGAGAAGAACCCTCTATATCGTCTATTATATCAAAAGAATTATCTGTTTTTCTTACTGGTGTTGAAAACCCTAAATAAACTAAATGACAAAATGTAGGCGTTCCTGCTAATGCGTTTTTTACTGCTGTTGTTAAACCTCGTGCCATTAGTATTTTCCATATTTATCTTTTACTATTTTAAGTATTTTTTTTTCGCCCATAAATTCTTCAATCACAGCATCTATTTCTCCACAAGCCATTCTTACGTTTTGTGGATTGACCGACCTTTCAACTGTTCTTTTCATTTTTAAACAGGTACTCATTTTTTGATCTTTAACGTAGGTATGCTCAATAACACCACCTTGATAAAACATACAAAGAGCAATTACTCCTTTAGTTATGACTTCCATTTTCCCTCACTTTATCTTTTAATTTCTCTAAATCATTCATAATTTTATCTACATCTTTTTGCAGTCTCTCAATATTTACTTTATTGTGCATCATAGATTCCATTTGTTCTTGGATTTTTTCAATATCTTTTATAGAATCCTCGATAAGGAGAAATTGCTCCGAATCGGCAGGTAAACTACCCATTTCACCTCTTGGCCATTTAATGGAAAATTCTACTGCCTTATCTAAATCTTTTTGCATAAGTTCTAATTGTGTTGCGTGTTTATTTAATTTTTCTGTAACACCAAAATATGCCCAAACACCTATAGCAACAGCAGCTATAATACTTACCAAATTTTTAATTGGCATAGCTATATTTGTAGATTCACTTACTTTCATTAAAACGCCTCACAAACATCAAATTCATAATTATATAAATCATTAATACCTAAAGTGTATTGTTGAACATTA